TTACTTTGACCCGGCAATTTTGGATTGATCGGGCCATGCGGGTTCGTGCTTGGTGAGGTCGACGTTCTTGACCGCGCGCGTGTATGCAACCCATGCGCGGGCCTGGGTTGTCTCTTCGGCGGTCGCCTCGCCGAGCGTAATCGCAGTTTGCAACGGAGTCAGAGCCACGCTCGCGCGCTCCAACAACCGATCACGCACCGCCGTATTCCCCGCGACGATCTGCTCGACGGTGGGTGGCGGCGGGTCAAGCAACACGGGCACCCCTTCATCGTCCAGGGCCATGCGCTTACCTTGTGCCTGGCCATCGAGAAGCATTTTCCATTGATCGTCCGTGATTTCGGTACAGGCCACGTCCTCCGGCGCGGGGCTGTCCACACTGTCATAGAACGCAGTAATGAACTTGTTTGAATCGCACGCTGCAAGTTTTTGAGCCATTTTTCCCCCGATTTCAGAATCCGACCGCGAAGTAGTTGCCGCCGACGCCGCTCGACATGGCGGAGTTGTTTTGACAGCTCAGTGCCGCACCAGTCTTGGACGCGGAATAGGTCTGCACTGTGAAGTTGCCAACCGACCCGCCGCCGATCGTCGGTGAGACGCCAAGACACGCGTTCGGGAAAGCGAGCGGAAACGTGACCGTCGCGTTGGGGTTGCCCGTGCCAGACGACATGAAACCACCCCATTGAAGCATGAACCCGTTGGGAAACTTCTGAACCCCTGGTATCGCGAGCACACCGGCGAACAGGTTGTCTGCCTTAAGAGCCGACGAACCCATCAGAATCTGCCAAATGCCACCATTTCGAACGATCAGCGCGGGCGCTGGTGAGGCCGGCGTCGGCCCCGTGATGTAGGAACTGCCCACCGGTGTACCGCTTGCGTTGTAGAGCACGTCGTTTCCCTGCGTCACGATCATCCCCGCCGCAGCAATAAAGAACGCTGCGCCCTCTGGGACGGTCGAGACGAGAGGAAGCGCGACCCATGGAGCATTGACGCTGTACACGACCGATCCAGCTTGCGCAGCTGTCAGGGTGAGTCCGGTTCCTGCATTCACAGACCCTGAGAAGTTGCCTAGGCCGCGCTGCACGAACGCCGTTGTCGCCAGTTTCGTAGTGGCATCGAACTGCGGGGGCGATGCCGCAAGCGACGTGCCGGTCGCGTAGTTCAGGGAGTTAGACCCGCCAACGACATCGATTTCCGTTGTGCCCCGCCACATCAGGACGGCGTTTTCGCCCTTATTGAGCGTGATGGTCTTGTTCGTCGCGCTCGACCCGGTATAAATGAAATCGTCCTTTCCGGACGCGCTGAGTTTGACGGTCCCTTCGCCGTAGTTGAAGAAGCGTGTTGCCGTGCCGGCAGGCATCGAATTCGCAATCGGAAGTTGCAGTGTTCCTGCATTGGCACCGTACCAATCGACGCATGCGCCCGCGATTTCCGTAGTCAGCGCGGTGTTGGTGTTGTACATGAGCGCACGTGAGAAATTGCCCATCGCGAGCCTGACGCTATCGTTAGTCGCAAACTTGCGAAGCAGCGCATCGCGCAAGCGCGTGTACGAAGCTTCGTCGTCTGGATTGAACGCGCGGCCCTCGACCCCGGCGAGCTTCAACACTTCCATCATGCTCCAGATCACCATGTTGGCGTCGTTGCCCGACCACGCAGTCGGAACCGCGATGCTATCGCTGTGCATCCGATGCCCTGTAGCGCCGTGCAATACGTTGTCGATACTGGTTGTGTAGTCCATTCAGGGTCTCTTCAAAGGTAAATCACGTTGATCTGAAAGCGTGCCGGGGCAATCCTGGCGAGCAGGCACTCGATTTCGGTGCCGTCCTTGGTGCAAGCACGCAGCCGCTGGCCAACGCGGTTCAAGCCAACGCGAAACGGCTGACAGAGGTACAGGACCTTGACGTTGAGCACGCCCGACAAGCTGCCGAGCCGATCGCCGACGCGGTTGCGACCGACGCGAAACGGCGTCGAATACCAGACTTCGACCTGGTAGCCGTATCGCGCGAGATAGGCCTCGATCGCGGCCGGGCTTTCGGCCGAGCTGTCGTCGTAGGCCAGATCGACATCACCGCGCAGGCGCGCCAGCATGTTCGTGCGTCGCTGCTCATCGTCCTGCTCGCCCGCGAAGCACGGATCAGGGAGGCCCAGCGCTTCCTCCCATTCCTCCAGGCGGGAACAGGTCCGATGCGGAATCCATTGGCGCACTGCGCTTTCAACCCAGTCGTGATGCTCGCGTAGCACCGCTGCCCATGCCTTCAGCCACCGCATGACGACCGATCCCGGCGCGCGCGGAAACGCGAAGCCAGGCGGCAGCAGGTGCACCAGGGCTTGCCAGAATTTGTCCATCAGCGGAAAGCCACCGAGCGAAGGACAAGGATTTGGAAAGTACCGGCGACCAGAAACCCGCCCTCGGTCAGCACGGGCTGGATGAAGCTGTGGTCGAACTCACCGGGAGCCGTCGACACCGCTTCACGCAGGTGCGTATGCGGGATGCGCCCATGTGGCACGGCCTCGCGGAAAAACAGGTCTTTCAGCTCCAGCTTGATCGCGTCGCGCGTGGCGGTGATGTCGGGCGTGATCTGCAACACGATGTCGACAAACACCGGGTCTGGAATGAGCACGAACAGTTCGTCGGGGGGGCCACGCTTCGGATCGCGGATGTAGTCGTACACCGCCTGGCGTTGCGCCTCGGTCGGCAGGCCGTACGGTTCGTTGTTGTCGGCCATGATGACGACGCCGGCCGACGTCGGACCGCTCGGATTGCGAATGCCCCATGCGCGGGTGATCCCCGGCACCGACAGCGCCCATCGCTCATAGTCGCCCGGCGCGCTACCGCGCGGCGGGTTGGCCAGACGCTGGCTCAACCGATAGATCGCCTCGGAGTCCGTTTCCCGGTCGGTGCCGCCGCTGAGTCCGGCCCGGCCGACCTTGAACGTCGCGTCGACGCCAGGCACCGTCACAACCAGCTCCAGCGGCGTGTCAGCGGCGAGATTGCCGGCGCGGCCAGGCTTGTCACATACCAGCTTGGGCGTGATCGTGGCGTCGGCCGCTACGCTGACATCCTCCAGCACCGTGAACGTCAGGTCGTTGTCGGCGCGCAGCACGCTGCCGGCCACCAGATTCGCGCCGACGACACCGGAACCGAGCGCCGTGCCCTGAGAGACAATCGCCTCCTTGCGGGGCAGGCCGTAGGCGACCAGCCAGTCGTCCAGAAACTCGTCGACGGCCTTGGTCGGAATCGCCTGGCGAGCAATGAAGTCGCGAAGGTAGCGGTACGCGCCATGAATGCCGACGCCCTGGACGAACGCCTGTACTTCGATGTTCGATCGAGCCAGGGCGATGTCGGTCGCCGACAGCGCACCGCCCTGGGCGATTGCTGCGTCGGTCAAGCCCTGTTGCAGCTCGCGCGCGGCGTTGTCCTTCAGTTCGGCGATGGTCGGAATGACGACCTGCACGGACGTGCTCATACGACAGCCCTCCGCAGCGTCGTGCCCCACAGCACGTCGTACACCGGCCGATCGGATTCGCCCTGGTAGATGCGCGGGCGCAGCGCCAGGCGTTCGTCGCCCGTGCCGGCCCACGTCGCGGTTACGTCGACGCGGCTGGCCACGTCAGTACGGACCATCCATTGCAGGGATTCCCACGCGGCGAAGCGCGCGCGTTCGAGCACGTCGACGCTCGATTTCGAGACGTAGCAAAGCCAGAGGTGCGAGCCCCACGCATCGGACTCGTCGCGCGGCGCGTCCGTCGACGGCGTGGCGAATTCGTCGCCGCACCAGCCGCGTCGGTCTGTTTGGTTGTGCGGCAGGATGACATCGGCGTCGGCACGGCGATCGCAGAACAACGACAGAATGACCGCCGTGCAAAGGCTGTCGTCCAGTTCGAGCGCACGGACTTCCAGCGCCTCGACGTGATGGCCGGCCGCAACGCAGGGGTTCGAATAGTCGTGCCACGCGCTTTTGCTGGCGCGGCCGGTTCGTACGACGCTCCAGTCGAACGGCAGCGCCAGGGCGGCGGTGGATGTGATGGAAGTGGTCAGGATGTCGATCATGGTGGCCAGCGCTTAAACTGGCCTTCATGATCGGTTCAAGCGGCGTTTAAGTCGCTGTGAAACATTTCATAAACAGGCTTTTTGCGTCAGACGACGCCGCCCGAATTGTCGTTGCCGCGCTGGACATTCTTGTGGCCGTGTCCAACGAAGTCACGGCCGGCGATCGTCGCACCTTCCGTGATATTGGCCGTCTTCGATTCGATCGCCTCGCTGGCGGCGACCTTCGGCGTGGTCAGCTCGATACCGACCTTCGCCGCTACTTTGTAGTTGTCGCATTCGACTTCGTACGTGGTGCACTCGACGCGAACCTTACCGCCGTCCGTCAACAGGATTTTGTGGCCGTCCTTATGCCAGACAGCAACTTCGCCAACCTTCAGTTGCGGCCGGCTGTCGATGCGATCCAGCCGCATGACGACGGTGTGGCCGCCGACCTCGATCACGAGCCCCTGACCATCGCCCGGATTCCCGGCGAAACCGTAGTCCTGCCAGCGCTCGGCATTCTCTCGACCGGACGTATCAAACACCTGTACGGCAACCTCCTGCACCGGGCCCTCCTTCAGACCGCGCAGCAGTGCGCGCCGCAACATATTGAGCAGGTTCACGACGGGTCTCCCTTCACTTCGAGCACCGCGCCATCCTTGCCGCGCTTGCCCTTGCCATGTCCGCGCTTCGTCTTCGACTTTAGCGGCACGGTGTCGTACGCCTCGCGCGGCCGCACCAGCAGCTGGGTCACGTCGCCTTCCTTCAGGTCGACGGTCTGTTTCACCTCGCAGATCAGCCATTCATCGCCGTCCAGGCCGGCGATGTCGTCGTAGATCGGCACGCGCGTATTGATCTCCCACGGCTTGCCTTTCCACGTCCAGCCCTCGACCACGTATTTCAGGCCGTACGCATGGCCACGTCGTACGCGCATCGTGTGGTCAACCAGGCGCTGCATGTCGGGCGCGTCGTTGTTGCCGTCCGCATTGATGACCAGCGGCAGATACCGCTTCATTTCCGGGTCTTTCGCCTGGGCCTTCTGCTGCGCCGCTTTCTTGAACGCCTTGACCGGATCACCGACGCTGCCGCCGACCTCCAGCGTCTGCAGGCTCGACCGGTGCGTGACGTTGCCCTGGCCGTAGCAGAAATAGTCCGAATGCCGCTCGGCATCGGTTCCGACGCTTTCCATGCTGACGACGTTCACGCCACGCACGATCGCGCCGTGGCTCTGTTCCTTGCCGGCCTTCGTGATGAGCACACGACCTTGCGCGTCGGTCGTGACCAGCACACCGCGCAGGCGCGCGGCGCGCGACAGCACGTCGACCACCTTTTCGCCGTGCTCGACCTTTAGGTCGCGGATCGGCTCGCCGATGTCGGTGTCGATCTTCACGTCGATGCCGAACGGCTTGCACAGATCGCGCGCGATGCGGTCGAGCTTCGCATTGCGCCACTGTCCGCCTTGGTAGATCGCCGAGCACGCCACCAAGTCGCCGCTGCGGCTGCGGCCCTCGACCTTCAGGCCACAATCGTCGCGCTTGTAGAACGGTTCGGCTGCCAGCACGGTGCCGGTCACGACCAGGGTGTCGTTGATGCGGACCTTGATCGCGTCCTGGCGCTTGATATCGGGCGGGTTGCCAGGGATGAGCGACACCGGGATGGTGAAGCGGCTGGACAGCGTTTCCAGCGAGCGCTCAATGTTGGACGACAGCCAGCCTTGGTAATCGCGGCCGTTCACGGTCACGTAGATTTTCGCGTCGTCGCGGGTGAATTGATCGGGTTTCGTCATGGTTAATCGTGTTTGATGACGCGCAGCGGCGTGCCAGGCGGCACCAGCAGCGGATGACGGACATGCGGATTCATGGCCACGATCTCGTCAGCCCAGCGTGTCGTGCCGAACATGCGATATGACACATACAGCGCCGGTTGCCACGATTCCGGCGTATACGCAGTCAGCCGGGCGAGATCGCGCGATCGCGCCTGCAGGTCGGCCAGCACGGCCGTTTTCAGGCGCACCAGCGCGTCGTGCGTCGTCGTCGTACCAACACCGCCGACCGGCTCGGCCGCGCTGGCCAGAATCAGCTCGGTGAGCTGCTGGTTGAAGTCCGTGCGCAGCGCCAGAGCCTGGTCGTAGTTCTCCAGCTCGATCTGCGCGACCGCGCGCACAGCCATGATCGTGACGACGCCGTTAAAGAACAGCTCCAGCGTCTTCAACGACTGCGCCTCGGCCTGGCGCGCAGCAGTCTGGTATGGGCTGGTGGGTGGCGTGAAGGCTTCGGCCAGCTTCGCCTGAGCAGCTGACGGAACAAAGCCGGTCGGCGCGTATGCAGCCGCGATAGCCGGACTGATGGCCTGCGGCAGCCCGGACGGCGACGATACAGGCGACGGCGGCGTCGACTGCGACAGCAGGCTGCGCGTCGCGGTGGGTGCCTTCCAGAGGTTGCGCGCCGCGCCGAATGCGGACCACGCTTCATTTGAGGTGAGCGTTTCCGGGATTTTCGTCAGGTCAGAGATACGGCGGCCGAGAATCGACGGGATGGCGGCCAGCTCGTTCAGCGGGAACGTGATGTACTGCCGCACCAGGCTGTTGTACGTGTCGTAAATCCGGTTCACGAACGAGATGCCGTCCCACAGCGTGTCCAGGCCGGAGCGAATCCGGCTCAGCACGTTGTCGTGCGCCCAACCAGTCAGCTTGGACAGGTCGAGATTCGCCGCCAGCGAGTCGAGCAGCGACTGTTCAGCATTGTCGGCCGCGTCCGCCACCTGGTCGGCCGTGTTGGTCACGCCGACCGGATATCGGCGCGGCTCGGCACGGACAAACGACAGTTCCAGGCGTGCGCATCCGCCTTCGGACGCGGGCGCTTCCTTCACGGTGTACTTGCCGTTGCACCAGCAGCGGATGCTGCCTTGCGTCGGATGCACCAGCACGCCGTCGCCGGTTAGCACCTGCCGCAGGCGATTGAGCTGGTCCAGGTAGTCGTCGCCGACCACGTACGCCGAAAACTTGATCTCGTTCGCGCCCGCGCCCATACGGAACACGGTCGGCATGTCCTGGAACGGGTATTCGCGCAACACCGTGTTGTCGCCGTCCGTCATCTCGATCGTGTCGACCTGGAACGACACGTCGCGCCACGATGCGGTGCGCAGCTGGTCAAGCCAGGTAGTTCCCAGCAGTGCCATTGCTTAAAAACCTCCCGGATTGGTTGAGCCCGCGTCGACGCGCAGCGCGAACGGCTGTTGCGTCACCGTCGCGGTCGTCATGATTCGCTCGTCGCGTACGGCAACGTTGACGTTCAGCGTGCCGTTGCCGACCTCGACCTTTTGCGGTTCGGATTGGATGCGGTCCAGCATCGCGAGCGCCGTCGACGGCTGCAGCATTGGATTGGTCAGGTAGGCTGGTTGAGTGCGAAGGATGCTGATACGGTCAAGCAGCTCCTGTGGCACTTGGACGGTCGATCCATCGTTGCCGCGCGTCTCGCTTGCTCGCTGCGACGGCGGGCGCGACATCGCGCTGCTGAGCTGGTCGCCCGCCCATTGCGCGCCGAGAAAGCCGACTGCACCGCCGAGCATGCCACCGAGCGGAACCGTAACCGGCGCGAATGGGCCGCCAAGCGCACCAAGCGCCGCGCCGGCTTGCGCGCCGGCCCAGCCACCCGCGACACCGGCTGCCGTGCGGCCGGCCGCGTTGGCCTTCTCGGTCGGCGATTTACTGCTGTCCAGCAGCGTCGGTAACAGATCGTATGCGGCGAGCCCGGCCGTCACGAGCCACGGCGCGGTTCCACCGAGTCGGCCGAGCAGCCCGCGCCGTGCTCCCGCTGCTGCGCCACCGGCTGCAGCGCCGGCAGCCCCGCCCGGTGTCGGAGCGGTCCAGCCGGGAACCTTGTTCACAACGTAGACCGGGACGGGGCCACCGCCGAAGCCGCCCAGGCCGCCGCCGGTACCTGGACCGCCAGGTGCACCACGACGACCGCGGCTGAGTAGAAAACCGGCCAGAGCACCGCCAACGCCCGCGGACGTTACGACCGCCGCCGTCTGAGCAAAGGCTGTAACGGCTGTGGTCGCACCAGGCATCGCCTGTGCGAACTTCGTTACTTCGTCCAGTGCCTTCTTCAGAGGGCCATCGATCTGCTCGAAGACACGGCTACGTGCGATGTCGGTTTCGTTTCCGACCTGCTGCGCTTTGAATGCCGCACGGCTCGAAACGACACTGAAGTTCGAAGCCACGGCCTCACCGTTGTCTTCGCGGACCTTGCCCAAAACGTCCTTCACGTATTGTTTGTTGGACATGACACCGACCAAGGCCATCAGCGCTTCACGATCTTGGATCACTTGACCCACTGCAGAACCTTGCAGAATCGACGCCATTGCTTGGTAGGTGGCTTTCTGTTGCTCACCTGTCTCCGTCGATGCCTTGGTCTTCAATGAGGTAAACGACTTGTCTTTCGCTGCGATTTGTTCGGCAAAGTCGGCGAATGCTTCGATCCCGTCGAATCCGCGTTCGCGGGCGCGTGCCAGAGACTTCGGCAGGTTGATGCCCAGTTTCTTGAAATCCTGCGCCGTATCAGTGCTGTTGATCTTCAGGATGAGGTTCTTCAAGTTGTTCCCCGCTGCGTCCGGGGTGCCGGCAGTGATAACAGACGCCTGGGCGTAGGACACCAACCGCTCGAAGTCGCTCATGCCTCGCATACCGAGCTTGTCACTGGAAGCCGCCATCAGTTCGGGAAGCCACCGAGCCATGTTCTTCAGCTCGAACCCGCCTTCCTGACCGGCCACGACAGCTTTCGATACAGCCTTACCGATCTGGTCTTCCGTCAATCCATAGTTGCGCATGCCAGCCACCGCGATCTGCGCGATATCGGTCACTGGGGCATCAGCCGCAGTGGAGCCGCGCTGCAGGTCAGGCAGCATTGCTTTCGCAGCATCGATTTTCACGACGCCGGACGAAATGACGTTGTTCAGCGCTTCGGCGGCAGAATCCCGCGTGCCGCCGCCGCTCTGAACAGCTGCGTTGATGGTGTTTTCGAGATTGCGCATTTCCGCGATACGCGCTGCCGGCGACCGTTCGCCATACGCGACGTTGGCCATGTGCGCCAGCCGCTCGTCGAATGCCATCGGTCGCTGAAGCGTCGCAGCAGCGGCAGCGCCGCCAGCAATCGCGCCACCGACTACGGCTGCACCGGTCTGTCCGATACGACCGACCACGTGTGCCGCACGCTCGGCGTTGCGGCGCACGTCATCGAGACGCCGCGAAACGCTCGCCAGATACGCGCTCATGCGATCGAGTGACGACCGGCCACCCATCTGCGACAGCGCCGTCGTCGCGCGCTGCGTCGCGTTCGTGACGTTGCCCAGTGCCGACTGCATGCGGCGCGCATCGGAGTCGACGCGGCCAGCACCAGTATTCGCCCCCAGCTTTTCCAGCTTCTTCGCCGTGCTTTCGGCCAGCGCTGCCGTCGCGTCCAGCTGCTGCTTGTCGCGCAGCACTGCCTGGTCGGTGATCTTCCGGCGTCGTGCCATCGCGCGGGCGATGCCGTCGACGTAGCGCTGGGCGCGTTCACCGCCAGACGCACCGACACGTGCCATTGCCGCGTCGGCACGTTGCGATGCGTTCGCGACGCCGGCCAGAGCCGCCTCCATGCGTCGCGCGTCGCCCTCCAGGCGCGCGGCGTTCGTCTTGCTGCCCACCTGTTCCAGGGTCTTCTCGGTCTTCTGCGCGGCACGATCGACGCCCGTGAGCGCCTTGGTCTGACGCTGGCTGGCCTGTTCGAGCGCACGCGCGTTCTCGGTCGCGCGGCGCTTCAGGTCGCCGGTCAGGTTGATAACGTATCGCAGCACCATATTGCTCATCGCCGTTTCCTCATCTGTTCCTGTCGAGCCTTATGGGCGCGGTCCAGCTCAGCGGCCTGCGCCATCAGCTGCGACAGCGGCATGCTGCGCACCGAAGTCAGCGAGCATGGCAGGGCCAGACTGAGCTGACGCGCCAGCGTCTCCCATTGCTTCAGCCTGGCCCTCGGTTCGCGGGCCGGACTGTTCCTTCTCGCCGGCCAGGATCGCGTCGAAGTCGGCCTGCGTGATGAGCCCGTGCCGGAGCTGCGCCGCCAGGTCGACCAGCACGCACCGCTCTTCGATCTTCGCCAGGTCGAGCGGCGACAGCCGGCCGAACATGTCCAGCGTCATCAGCTTCTGGTCGATCGGATCGAGCCCAGCGCACTCGAAGCGCTCGACGTGGCGCAGCGTCATCGCAACGCGATACAGCTCGTCCGAAACGAGCAGCGTGGGCTTTCCCTGGATCGACACGACGCGCTCGGCCAACTCTACGGCCGCGAACTCGTCGGCCACGGTCGTCTCGCGCAACCGAACCGTGCGATAGCGCACCTTCTGTTTGCCGACCTGTGACGGCAAGCCGTCGACCAGCTGCACGATGTTGATATCGTTCTTGTTCATGGTGATGTCCCGATGATGGAAATGCGCCGGCCAGATACGACGAAGGCAGGGCCGGCGCCTGCCTTCATTGCCCCTGATGAAGTACGGGCGATTAGAACGACGTGGGTTGTGCGATCCCGCGAATGACCGCCATAAAGCCTTTCTGCAGATCGGTCGCACCGATGTTGATCCAGCGCTGGTCCAGCGTCGGCGTCGCGCGCAGTTCTTCGATCAGCTTCCCGATCTCTTCGGCCTTGGCCTTCACCCGATTCATCGCATCGATTTCCGCCTGCGAAAGATCGCGATAACCCTTGATCTGCTTGTGCTGGTTGTCCATTCGAAAACTCCGATGGGTTGATCGTCCGCGCGTTACAGCCACTGAAACGGCGTAAGCGCGATGAACTGGATGTCGACGGGACCGTTCCCGACCTCACCCATGCTCATGAACGAGCACTTGCCCGCGCGGCAGCGACGGCCGGTATGCAGGTTCGTCATCACGATCTGCGCTTCGCAAATCGCGCTGATGCTCTCCGGATCACGCGAGCCCGTGAACAGCAGCTTGGCCTTGATGACACGCGCCACGCGCTTACGCGTGGTGTAGTCCGGGCCGTTTGCCGCCAGTGCCGCTTCACGCTCGAAGCCAGCCGCGCCCTCGACGGTTGCGCTGCCGTCTTCGATCGCCCATTCCTCACCGTCTACGGTGAAGCTGTCCACACGGAAAAGTTCGCTATCGCAGGCCATTTAGCCCTCCATTAAAGTCAGAGAAATGTGTGTGTTTCGGGGCCGATCAAACGTGACCTGCGATGAACTCGCTGGTGATCTCGGTCTGATAGTGCTGCGTGATGAGCACCGGCTGGTCGACCACCTTCAGCTTGCCGTTCGGCCCGTCGACCTCGACCAGCAGCGTTTTCTTGTAGTGGTCCATGTTCTGGAACAGACCGGCCGTCATGAACTGCTCGTAGTTGTTCAGCATGATGTCGGTGCCGAGCGGTACGGTCATGATCTTCTGGCCCGGAATCGGCTCGGTGACGTACTCGGCCAGCTTGTAGCCGCGATACTTCGTCTGAAACTCCGTCACGGTGAACCAGCGGTAGTACGAGTTCGTCTTCACCCAGTTCAGGTTGCGCCACGACGGGTCCGGTGCGCCGGTCGGATGCGTCACGTAGTTCGTCACCATGCGCAGGATGTTTGCGGTGCCGTCCTCCATCGTCTCGAGTACCGATCCGCCCGCGACCAGCATGTTGTTGCGCTGCTCGATTGCCCAGTCGTCTTCCAGGCGTGCGGCAACATAGCCGTTCAGCTTCACGCCCGTGAACGGAACGGCCGGATCGATGGCCGCGTGACTTTCGATCGCCGCCGCTGCAGCTGCCGCCGTTTCCCACGGGTTGGTCAGGTCGCGGGTGACGCAGATCGTATGCACCTGCGGACTGTTGCGCGGGCCGAGCCAACCGACGACTTCGCCTTCGGTGCCGCGCATGACTGTCACGGCCTGGCCGTCCTGCATGTTGTCGAAGTTCCAGCGCCGCTCCAGCTCGGCCTCCAGCACGCCCATGTTCGCGCTGTCGGTATACGGCATCGCGTATTCGGTCGCACGAAAACCCTTGATTGCCGAGATGACCGGCGTAATGTCCGGATTGACAGCACCGCCGGCCATCGACGTAATCGTGACCGTGATGCCCTGCGGCAACCGATCGTCGGCGTAGTACGTACTGCGCAGATCGATGCTATTGCCGGTCGCACCCTTCCAGCGGCACGTCAGCGCGATTTCGCCCGCTGCTGCACCAGCAGCGGCAGTAACGGGAAGGCTCGGCGTCGCGTTGATCGCGTTGATGAGTTTCGTCGCCGCCGTCGCAGCCGTGTCGTTCACCGCGAGCCCGACACGAATTCGATTCCCACCGATATACAGCGGCAGCTCGCCGGCTGCGTGCTGAGCGTCGACCTGGACCACGACCTTGCCGGTCGCGGCGAGCGCGGTAGCATCGTCTGCTAGGATCACCAGATCGATCGGCATGCCCAGGTCAGCGTTCGCCTTGGCCGCGCGCCACATCGCCAGCAACATAGAGCCTTCGCCCAGCAGACCGATCGCCTCGGCCTCGCTGGTGACGCGCTGTCGCTTCTTGATGTCGACGCCGATCGGCGGGTTCGCCTGGCCGATCAGCAGCACGCTGCGGGGCATGCCGCGCAGGCCGCGAATCGCCTTCGACGCGTCGAATTTGTGGGCCACGAAGGGCACCAGGAAGTTGATGGAAAGCAGGTTCGGCAGCATCTTCTATCGTCCTGTAAATGAGATTTGAAGCAGGTTTGAACGGTGTTCGGTTACTCGATCGGGCGGCGGATCAGGTCGCCGTCTTCGAGCAGCCGCAGAATGCGCAGGTTGACGGTGGCCGGGATGGACTCCGTTTCGCTGTACCGACCGCCAAACTCGCGGTTGATAACGACGCGGCCAGCACCGGCCACGACGGCGATCTGCTCGCCGAGTCGCGGCGGCGCAAGCGGCACAGGCGCGGTCACGATCTGTTCGATGTTGTCGACGGCACCGTCCATTTCGGTGTCAGCTGTCGGCTCGGTCTTGGCTCGGGCCATTGGTCACTCCTTCGATATCGATTTGAACGTTGAGAATGGAATCGGTGGGCGGCGGCGGATCGGGCGGGCGCGTTGTCGGCGTCGTATGCACATCGATAGCCACCAGCTCGGGCAGTTCGTCGGGTTGCAGCAGCCCGTCGAACTCGATCTCTTGCCACCAGCCGACCATCCAGACGGCGAGTCCCTTTGCGTCGAACTTGCGGCTGTACATGTTTTCGGCGACCACGTTGTCAGCCTTGCCGGTACACGGTGGGCGGTCCCAGTTCGCAAGAATTCGCGACACCAGCTCGGCGCGCTGCATCGCTGCCGCCGCACGCACCACGCGATTGCCGTCCTTCGTTACAACGAACACGGCACATCGTGCGAGCCAGGCGTTCTTCCCGATGTAATGTCCTGTCTTCGGCATACGTCGCCATCCAAGGCAGGTCGTGAATGCGGCCGGCGCGACAAACGAGTGCGCGGGCACTTCCTCCGCATCGAACTGGCCGCCATACAGATCAACCGTTTTGAAGAGCTTGCCGGCCTTCGCGCGCAGCTCGACGTTGAGCGCATTGAGCAGCGCCATGCTCATGACGTTCGTATCCTTCACATCATCCTCACTGCGTCGAGCAGCATCTGGCCGATCAGTGCGGCATCGCGATCGTTGACACCGAGCACCGGCCGTGCCTCGATATGGACGGAATGGCCACGCCCAGCGTCGCCGCCGAAATGGTGGATGCGCGCGTATTCCTCGTTGCTGCCGAACTCCAGGCCATCCGGAATCAGGTTGTACACATAGCTGTCGTACAGGGCGCGCGAGTCGATCAGCGTCTGGCCCTCGCGCGCGAGCGCTGCGGCCGATTGCGGCATCGGACTGCCGTCCCAGAGCATCTGCTGGTCGAATCGATCCTGGACCTGGCCGAGCATGTATTCGCCAATGTCCTCGCGTACGCGCGTGAACGTTGCGCCACCGATGGCCGCCAGGTGTCGACGCAGCGCATCGTCGCCAGCGAAGTCCCATTGCACCGATACGCCGTTCATTTCCCGTACCTGTCCCAGTTGTAGGCGCTCGGCACCTTGCCCCACAGCACGCGACGACCACTCGCTGCAGGCGGCGGCAGCAACCGGACCTTGCCGGTCGACACGTCGCGCAACCAGTCATTCCAATACTTGCAGCGCTTTTCCTGCTGTTCGGTCGCGTTGTCCGGATCGTCCATCAACGAACAGCGTACGAGCGACAGACAGCACGTCTTCAGCGGCGTCTGGTCGATGTCGGCCTGGTCCAGCGGCAGGCGCACGTTGGACCGCAGGTAGCCGTCCATGAAGCGACTGGACTGCGCAAGCATGGAAGTCAGCCGAGCCATCGCACGGTCGCATGTCTCGCGCTCGTCATCGGTACGCTCGGGCGAGTACTTCCCGGCGATGCCCTCGCGCAACAGCTCAGGCGTCAGCAGGTCGCTTTCCTCGTCGCGCAACAGTTGGCTGGTCTCTTCCAGTCCGAATTCCCGCACGTACTCGGTGAGCGTGGCGTATGCGGTCATTCGCGGGCCTTTGACGCGGTGCCGCGCTTCGCGGCGGGTTTCGATGCGCCGGATTGCGCGGCCGGCGTCGTCGCCTTGTCGACGGGCGGGGTGTCCGGCGCTTTCGCATCGTCAGTCACCGGCCCGGTCGCGTCTGCGCCACCTTGCGCGGAACCTTCGTTCCCAGCCGACGCGCCCGATTTGGCAACGTCCGGCGCGGCGCCGGAATTCGCGCTGGCTTCGGCCAATGCGGCGGCGCGCGCCGATTGGTCATCGTCTGCGGCTTCGACCGCGCGCAGCACACCGCTGGCCACCAGATCGGCGACATGCTCGGGGTGCGCGACGACGCGCTCGCCAACAGCACGGGACTTGCGATGAATCCGAACGGGGGCCAGCACTTCATAGGTTGTATCGCTCATGATTTCTCCTGCCTCCACCCGGCCGACACCGCACTTCCACGTCGGCCGGGGACAATGGCATGCGCGCGGATGGTTATGCCGGCGTGACGACATCCTTCAGGAAGAAGCCCAGCTCAGGCGCACAGACGACTTCCTTGACCGATTCGCCGACGCGCACGCGACGGCCGCCACGCAGGCCGATTCGATCGTCGAACTGCGCGCCCGCGATCCGCGTGCCGTATTCCGCCGTGAAGCCGAACGTGACGTTGGCACCGTCGACCACGCCCGCGATCTTGGCCGCCGCCTCGTCCTGGTACAGCAGCGCCATGCCGCCGCTCCAGGCGGGCGCGATCTTGGCCTGCTGGCCCGGCTTCGAGAGGTTCACACGGGCGCGACCGACCAGAATCTGGTCGATTTCCAGCAGCTCGGCGACCTGTTCGCGCGTCGCCGCCCCCTTGTCGCCCGCGTTGCCGTGCACAGCCTTCGCGATGACCGGATGGGTGCGCAGCGCACGCCATTCGGATTGGCCGAGCACGGCGACGTTCGGCCGCATGATCGGGCGATCGAGCACGTCGAGCAGGAACTCCAGCGGGTCGCTGTTCGCGTTGTCGAAGCGATCCGTCGCCGCGACGTTCTCCGCATTGCCGTTGTACGTGGCCGGACTGAACACCGTGCGCGCGACGCGGATTTCGCGGTCGAGAATGACCAGACCGGCCAGCATCTCGGTCGTCAGCAGTTCCAGGTTCGTGTTGTCCGGCGCGTTGTCGATGTCCGCCTGCGGCAGCGCGTGATCGAGGCCGAAGTCTTCGGTTTCCGCCGTCATGCGCTTGCCGTTGAATTCGACCTGGTTGACTTGCGAACGGCGGCCGACCTTGGTATCCGGCACGGTGAACTGTTGAGCGGGCGGGTAGTACTGGTAGGCGAACTGTGTCTTGGCGAGCGGCGACGTGCGCGGCAGCACTTGGTCGGCGATCATTGCCGGATTGCGCACGATCACCGCGATGGCGGTCATCTGCGGATCGATCGGAAACGGACTGGTCATGGTGGCTCCGGGGTGGATAGGGTCGTTGAGATGAGCGGTGCGCGAGGGGCTGCGATCAGCGGCCGATGAACACCGAGCCGATGTCACCGGCCACGCCGCTCAACAGCGCGTCGCCGATCGACGCATCGCCGGCTGCGGCCGGAATCGCACGGCCCTGTGCGTCGGACTTGATGCGGTCGCCGCGCGCGACGGCCGCGCCGTACAGAACGGGCGTCGGCCCGAGCAGCACCACGTCGACGCGCACGCCGTCGGCCGCGCCTATATCGGTCGTCGCGCCAAGCAGCTTTTCGCCTGCCGCGCCGATGGCGGGGGCCGCGTGGTCGTCGGCATCGCCGTAGGCGACGAGCCGGTGCGGTGCGGCCTCGCCTTGCGCGAAGTAGCTGGCCGTCACGATACGTTTGTTGGTAAGCATGTCGCTCCTCGTTTGAAGTGTCGGGAAAATGCGTCGGCTCTGCGTCAGCCGTTGTTGCTGACGTGCATCACGGCCTCGGCATATGACACCGTGATGCCCCTGGCGGCCTGACCGCTCATGAACTCGCGAGCGGCGTTCGCGATTGCCTGCGGATCGCTCGTGTCGGCCGGCGCATCGCTGTTGTCGCGCTGGCCGAGCTTGACGACGGGCGTGCGTGCCGACATGAACTCGGCGAACCACTGCGCGGGCGTCTTCGTGACCGTGCCGTTGCTGGCCGAGAACTCGAACGAATGGCAGGCGCTTTCGATCTGCGCCATGAACTCGGCCAGGCCGGACTGCTCGGCGGGCAGCACGCGGCCATCCTTGATCCAGCCCGCGATCTGCGCCGAGATGCGCTCGGCGCGGCGTTCGCTTTCGATGCTTGCCGCACGCGCGTCGGCTTCGCTGATGCGCTGGCTGAATTCGACCGCGGCCGCCTCGCGACCTTGGGTCATACCTTCCTGGCGCGCGCGGTCCAGGTCTTCCTGCGTGATAGTCACGTCGTTACCTCCGGAGTGAGAAAAAGCGGAAGCTGCGACGACGGGCTCAACGTCGTTGGCTGCGCGCGCAGCTTCTTCGATGGAATCGATCTGCCAGTTGGGCACCACCGCATCGGCTACGTCCTGGCCACGGTCGCCGATCAGCCATTCGCGAACACCACGGAACAGGCGTGCGGCGGATTCCAGGCCCCAGCCGAGCTGAAAGACGCCGGGCGCCGCGAACTCGAACGTTTCATGGCCGTCCGCGAACTCGACCTGGCGCAGGCCATCGATCGCAGGCGGCACTGCACCGAGCCAGCCGACATGGCGCACGCGCCAGCCGCGCTGCTGGTCCTTGAACACAGACACGGAACGGTTGCGGTACGCGCCGGATTCGACTCCGGCTTCGAACTGCGGGTTGATGTCTTCGAAGCGCGCGAACAGCAGATCGCCGTCGCGCTTCAGCTCGGCCGTCCAGGCGTAGGCAGGATCGTTGTGCTTCGGATGACCGAGCACGGCGGGCGCTGCGCCAAGCGCGTGATTCGCGACCATCTGATCGAGATCGGCGCGCGAGAAGCTGATTGATCGCCCGTCAGCTGCAACATGGTTGCCGGCGCGAAACACCTCGATCCAGTTGGCGAGGCCCTTGGCTTGGGGAGAAGTGGTCTTGTCCATGCCTCGCAGTGTGCGGGGCGCGGATCAGGAAAAAATGGTGAACCATTTCACAAGCAAATGGTTCTCTGTGGCGATCTGGGAGCGGGACGGATTTAAACGGTCTAGGAGCCGTTGGCGGGGGCGGACGACCGTAGAGTCGTCCAACAGGTCATCAGCGGTTTTTGATGACGTTTCAGCGCTTTTTGAAAAGGGTCTGGCTGGAGGGGGCGGCGATCACTCGAACAGGTCGCCGCTGGACGGCTCTGCGGGATGCTCGCCGAGTATCTGGAACACGCGGCGCATCGTGTACCCGGTGCGGATCGCGATCTGGTCGACCGTGAGCCGTTCCATGCGGAGCTGGCGAACGATCTGGTGCCGTTGCTGGCGCGTCACGGCGTCCTTCTTCGGCAGCATGACGGTCTCGCCGCCGAAACGCTCGACCAGGGCAACGAACGCGACCGGACCAATATGCTCGACCAGCATGTGCTGCGGATCGACACGCTTGGGCACCGACAGATATGCACCGCCGCGCCAGTCGATCAGCGCGAACGCAGCAGCCTCACCAACGCAGTCGATGAGTTCGCGCAGCAGCTCGGGCAACGCAGCGCGGTTGATGAGAGGCGGCGTATTCATGCGGTCGTGTCGGCGTCCGGATTGACGCGAAGCAGCCATTTCTTCGCGGCTTCGATCAGGTGCTGCAACTGGTCGGCACGGGCAAAGCGCAATGCCGCAAGCGACGGAATACGCCGCGTCGCCCACGATTCCAGTGCATCAGCCGTATTCGCGCGCACTGCGCCGCACTGCGCAAGCTGCGCCCACAACGCGGACAGCTTGCGCAGCTGCGGTTCGTTCCATGCGCCTGCTGCGGTCTGCGGCTTCATCGAGTCGAGCAGCTTGTGAAGGCGCGCGTGCGCTTCGCGACGTTGCCTATCGGACAGCTCGGTGGCAGAGCGCACGCCGAAGTGCGCCAGCAGCCAATCCTTGTACTGGTCTTCGCTCATGCCGGCCTTCATGGCCTTCAGGCGGACCATCTGGCTGTCGCGCTTCGATGGATCTGTGGACAGCGCCATGTCAGCGGGCCTCTGCTTTGCGTTGAAGGTGTTCGAGCAACACACGGGCTTGGGCTGCGTTGGCGAACACCGACGCGAGATGCGGCTTGTTCTGCTCGACGTATGCGACTGCGGCCGTGAATGCCGCGTTGCGCGTGCGGCCGGTTCCGACCGGGGCACCGGACAGCAAATGCGTGACGGTCCAGCCGGTGATGCGCCCCCATGCGTCGCAGTCCGCGTGCAAGCCGAACGACGCATCCGTGTACGGCAGTCGGACGCTTTCGCCGCGGACGGTTTGCACGTCGTCGCCGTCGACAACCTCATAGAAGATTTTCACGTCGTTCACAGCGTCACTCCCGGCGTGGATTCAGCGGGCACGGTGCAGACCAGCGGATCGGTCCCGAAGTAGATGCGCACATGACCGATGCCCAGGCCGTCGAGCAGTGCGGTAACTGCGACCGCAGCGCCGACAACGGCCAGCAGCGTGACCACGATAAATCGGATAGGCGTCATCGCGCGCCCTCCGAACCCGACAGCAGCGATTCCAGTGCCGCGACGTGGCGCTCGCCGGCAACGTGCCCGGCACATGCGCCCAGCGCGAACTCGACTGCAGCACGTTCGTCGGTCGTCAGTGCTGCTGGCAGTTTGGTACGGGCGTCGATTAGGTCAATTGCCTGTTGCAGGACCGGGTATTGCCATGCAGGCAGGCCCGGATTCTCACCGATGCGGAACAGGTCAGCAGCGATCTGCTGCGGCGATCGCGTGCCCGTTCCGTTCTGTTCGTTTTGCGTCATGTTGGATTCCTCGGCTGCATCATCAGTACCCGGCCACCACGCCGGATAGACACCCGCTTGCGCGGGCGTTTCGCATCAGTTCACGGCGTCCTTCAGCGCCTTGCCCGGTTTGAACTTCACGGCTTTGCTGGCCGCGATCTGGATCGATTCGCCCGTCGCCGGGTTGCGGCCCGTACGCGCCTGACGCACCGACACGCCGAAGGTGCCGAAGCCCGACAGCGCCACGTCGCCGTCCTCCTGCAGGCCGAGCTGGATCGCGCCCAGCACGGCGTCGACGGATTGAGCCGCCTGGGCCTTCGTCAGCTCGGCGTTCTTTGCCACGGCATCGATGAGTTGCGATTTGTTCATAAGGCTGTTTCTCCTGGTTGAGGTAGGTAGGCCGCGAAGCGCTCGCGGCAGGCGTTACTGCAATCAGACGTACGACGGTGTGCGTTTCCAGCCGATCAGGTTTCCAGTGAACGGCAGGCCGTACCGGTCGGCGAAGTACGCCACCATGTCGCGCCAGCCATCGAAACCGTCGGCGCGGGCCAGAGCTTCGGCGTCGGGCTCGTCGAGCAATCGCGCACCAACGAACACCTGCGGCACGCGGTCGGCGAGCGGCGGCAGAATCTGGATGTCCGACACGTATTCGCAGACTTCCTGCGCGATGATTCGGGCACGCGGCGAGCGCTGTTCGACGTACATGCGCAGCACGTCGCCGGGTTGCGGGTCACGGCCATCCGCGCGTTTCGCGCGGATCGTGTGGGGCTTGTGCCCGCTGGCAATCAGCGGTTCGAACTGCAGTTGGAAATTGAGCAGGTGCATGTTGGCCCCCTCACAGCGACGCGAAGTCGAGACTGATGGGCGCGTACTGCTCGCTGCCGTCGACGCGCTCATAGAAGCGCATGTAGGTCTTCGTGCCGACAACCTGGACGGACTCGCTGATGGCCTGCATGGCGCGCTGCCACTTGTCGTCCTTGATATCCAAGCGGCGCAGCGCGAGTACGCGGCCGACGTTGATCCTGCCTTCCTTGTCGGTCTCGAATGCCTGCTGCACCAGCACCTGGATTTTCGGATCGCTGCCGCGCGCCCATTCGTTGATGCACTCATCGATAAGTGTCTTCGCAGCCTGCAGGCGCTCATCGAACGACATGTTCTCGGCACGTGCGATGACGACCTTCAGGGCACCGTCGAACGAATGCAGCGTCACGTTGCCCTTCGTGCCGCCGAGCTTCACGCCGTACTTGTCGGCCGACAGCGAAATGAATGCGTTGACGTCGCCGAAGGCGCGCTCCTTCAGCTTTCGCAGTGTGGCCTGCTGGGCCTTCACCGCGTCGATCAGTTCGCGCACCAGCTCGTCGCGCTCCAGGTCGATGTCGCGGATAGTGGCCTCGGGCACCAGGTGGCCGAGCGCATTTTTGCGGTAGCCGGCCGGGATGGTTTGCTTCGTCTGTTCGGTCATGATGGGTTCCTTGGTTTCAGCTTCAGTTGTTGGCGGATGTGTTCGGGCATGGCAGCTTTCGGCAGTGACGCGTCGACCGTTATCGGACCGGCCACCGGCGGCACCGCGGTTCGTCGTTCCTCGACCGTTCCCGTGCCGGATACGCCGCGCAGCTGAGCTTCCCGCGCGTCCTCGGCGCGACCGGCCGCGCGGGCGCTGCGACTGGCCATCACCGAGCGGAGCCAGCCGTGCGACTTCAGCGGCAAGTCGAGCTTTCCGGCGTGCGCCTGCTCGACGGCGTACGCCAGCGCTGCCGCCCAGGTGTCGATCGGTGCCGCGTACGTGGTGCCGTTCCACGTCACCTGTGCCGCCCGCATTTCCGGCACCAGCTCGCGCATCAGCGCAGCCATGCGGCCCCAAGCCATCTGCGACTTACGTGGCCCAAACAGGCCCAAATAGCGCAGCAGCGGCTTGATGAGCGTGTCGCCGGCTGGATGGATATCGGCGAGCGCCATCACGATGTCGCGCATGCTGTCGTCGGCCAGGATCACGTCCAGGCTCATACGGGCGCGGCAGTTCGGGCACACGACTTCAGGAAGCGGCATTGGTGCCTCCCGTACGATCGGCGGCGGTGTCCTGCAGGCGGCGATACAGCGCGCGGCGCTGATTCGCGTACGTGCCCTGGAGCAACGTGAAGTTCGTCCGCGCGGCATCCAGTTCGCGCTGCATCCAGTCCAGGTCGCGCATCGCGCGCCGCTCGTCGCGCTCCAGGCGGCGCAGTTGGCACTGCGTGCGGACACGCACAACCAGGCGGCGCAGCTCGGCGCGCACGCGGCGCAGGCCCGACAGCAGCTCGACCAATACGGGACCGGCGGTCAGTTTCGGCAGGCGCTTCATGCCTTCACCTCGCCGACGTTGCGCGGCTGGAACGACAGCCACGCCGAGAACGCGGCGGCTTCGCCAGACGGCGCACCATTCGCGAGCGCTTCGAGCATCGGCAACGCATAACGGCCCGTTGCACAGATCCGCGTGCGGCCGGCCGAGCGGACAATGGTGATGAGCGATTGGGATTTGTTCGTCATGTCGGCCTCACGCATGGCGTTGGTCGCCGAGCAGCAGCGCGTCGCGCGCGACGGCGTGCACCAGCTCGGCGGACAGTTCGTGTTTCTTCTTCAGGCCATAGTCGCGCAGGGCCGGAATGAAGTTTTCGATGAGCATCCGCGCCGAACCACGGCAGTAGTGCCAGAGCGCGTCGAGAACTTCGGCGGACAGCTCGCCCTGGTCGTCCAGCGCGGCCTGCGCCAGTGCGTCGGCGTCCTCGCGGGAAATGCCGCGAACGACCTGCGGCCAGAAGCCGACACGCGAGCGAATTTGATCGAACTGGCCGTAGCTCGGTTTGATGAGCTGCAGCAGGCGGTCGGTGCCGACCAGCACGATGCCGATGCCGGCCTTGTCGCGGATGCGGCGCAGGTAGTGCAGGCAGCTCGGCATCATCGTTTCCGCTTCGTCCACGATGATCAAGTACGTGGTGCCGGACAGCGCTTCGGTGATCGAGGCGAATTTGCCGTCCAGCGTGCGGGCCATCGGTGCCGACGCCTCTGCAAGCAGCTCGTCCAACATCACCAGCGGCGACATGTTCGGGTTGGCCTCGATGATGATGGTGTGGCTGTTCTCGGCCTTGTACTGGCGCACAGCGTCGGTTTTCCCGACGCCGACGAAGCCCGTCAACACGCCGAAGTTGCGGTACTTCCGCGCGCGATCGCACACAACGGTCGCGAGCTGCGACACGCTCGTCTGAACGTGCGGCATCGTGGTGATCGTTGCGCGGCCGGTGTAGGTCGCGAGCGCATCGGACATCATGCGCAGCCATTTCGTGGGCTCCGTGCCGTACTTGCCGTTCAGCACGGTGGACATCGTGCCGACATTGACCCGCGACAGCCGCGCGAGCCAGGAACGCGTCTTCCCAATCTCGGCGAGCTGCGCGACGATGGCCGCAGCTTCGGCACGGTTTGCTTCGCTGTAGTGCTCGGGCCACTCGACGGGAACAGCCACGGCGTTGTCGGTTTGGTTCTTCGAAGTCATGGTCGCTCCTTAATCGTTGTCGAGCAGATCGATCACGATGCCCTTGCCGGGGCGATCCAGATCGATGATGGGTTGAGTGTTGAGGTCGGGCAGCTGAGCCAGTTGGTCCTCGACGGTGATGCTGTCCACGGCACGCGCGCGCGCTTCGTCGGCTTTCCGCTCCAGGCGCTTGATCTGACCTTCGACGCGCTTCTGGCGTTGTTCTTCCAGGCGAGACTGCGGCACTACGCCGACGGTGCGCACGATGCCGGCCTGGCAGACGAAGCGGTCTTTGGCGTCGTACAGCCAGACCGTGCGATCGTCGTGCAGGTCGTATTCGACGGTCAGCGACTTGCCGTCGTACAGCGCCAGTTCGGCCGCGTAGTACTGGCGCTTGTGCAGCTCGACCATCTGGCGGCGCACGGTGCGCTTCTCGCGCGGCCGGACGATCGCTTCAGCGGAGAGCACGACCGAATTGCGTTCGAGCGATGCCCACACCTGGGCCGGCGTACGGCCGTCGAGCACGTCCATCGGCGTGTGGTTGTATTCGTGGATGAAGTTCGCCAGGCTGGCCATGTACTCGTCCAGGGACGGCAGCTGACGTTTGCCGGAGCGCACCTCGACCGACAGGCGGCGATTGACCTCTGCTGCCATGTCGTTGCCGCAGTAGAACTGCCCGCCCGCGAAGAACTTGTCGTGATGGTCGCGAACGGTGCGAAACCAGCGCTCGATCCAGCCTTTGCCGTGCGGGTTGCCGGGCAACGCACCGATCACGTCCATTTCGAAGCGGGCGTAGAAGCCCGTTGCCTGGTCGTTCAGCATCTTGGCGCGATAACCCGCGCCACGGTCCAGGTAGAGGAAAAGCGGCAGGTGGTCGTGGGTCCGCATCGCGTGCGACAGCGCGAACACGGTCGACAGCGCGGATTCGGACTCGGACAAATACCAGCCCGGCACGTACCGCGACCGGATGTCGATAAATGCCGTCAGCTCGGGCCGGAACAGGCCGCCCGTGCTCGGATGTGCGACGTAGCAATCGCTGGTATGGCCGTCGCCCGCATAGATGTCGCCGACCTTGATCTGTTCCAGCGTGCGCGGCTGATACTTCTGGTGCCGCAGCTTATGCAGATGCTTGCCTACGCGGACCGGGCTGTTCTCGCCGAGTGTCGCCGGCAGCGACTTCAGGTAGCGCGTAACGCGCGAGTCAGTCGCGGTGTCGAATCCCTCTTTGCGCAGCTTCAACGCAACGGCGGCATAGCTCGGCTTGCTCGGCAGGTTGTAGAGCGCAGTCGCGCGCAACTCCCAACCGTAATCCTTACGCACCCGGCCGGTGTGGTTGGACAGCAGGCCGACCTTGCCTTCGCGCCGGTAGCCGGACAGCCACCGTTTCAGCGTGGAAATGGACGGCACCTCGCCCAAGCGGGCCAGCAGCTGCTTCTGGACGGCGGAATCGGTATCGCGCAGGCGTTCGGCCAGCAGCGCCGCAACGTTGTTGACGCTGGCGCCGGACTGGATCAACTGTACGCCGGGGCCGATCAGCTGATAGCGCAGCTCAGCCGTCTGCCGCTGCGCGTCGGTCGCGATCAACCAGGGATCGCTATTGAGCGCAGCCGGAACTTGGCTGGTCATGATGTCGGATTTCAAGAGTACGGATCGCATATCGCACCTGTTCGGGCGGTAGTCGGTCGAGGATGGGTTACTTCGTCGGAGCGTTGCGCGGTCGGCCTACCTTGCGCGGGCGATCCATTTCACGCTCCCACTCACGCGCCTTGGCTTCGTGGTCGTGTTCCTGGATCAGTGCGCGGTACTCGAGCGCGCAGCGCGTCACTTCATCTGGCGAGAGCGTGTCGAGCACGGACGCTTCGCCGCTCAGCAGCTCGCCGAAGCTGCGATGCATGTCCGCGATCTGCCCACCGATGACGGCGTGCAGTGCCGTGAGCGAGCCGTACAGGTGTCGCGCGACAGGCGTGTTCCACTCCGAGTCCTCGGGCAGGCCGTTCGCCATGAACTCGCGGCCGAGCCGGCCGATGTCCTCGACCGCCATCAGCGCCTTCTTGTGCAGCGCTGCGCACTCCAGGCGGATGTCCTGGACAACGACCGGCACGTCGCCACCGGTCTTGACACGGCCTTCGCGCAGCACACGCAACTCTTCCTGCAGGCGGTCGCGCTCGCGTTCCAGCTTTTCGTTCCGCGTGGCAAGGTCCGTGCGCTTCGCGTTGGCGTCGCGCAGTGCGACGCGCAGATCGCGCACGGACAGCGCCGTCAGCTCATCGAACTTCGCGTCGTCCTCGAACAGGTCCTGCAAGACTTCCGGATCGGCCTTGGCGAGCTCCAACACCTTCGTTTTCGGCAGCTCGATGACGCGATCGCGATCGGCCGGCGACAGCGATGCAGCGAAGCGGGCGTACGTCATGGCTTCACTAGCGCGCTGGCTGGGCATACCGTGTTCTTCGAGCAGCCTTTCGAATTCGCCGTGCTCGCATTCAGCGCGCACGCTGAGAAGCACCAAGCCCGCCTCGATCACGAGACGAAGCGCGGAATTCGTTTTCGAAATTGCAGTACTGATGCGCGCCTCAGCGCCCCCGGAGACCGACACGCCCAGCACGTCAGCGAGCGCTTGCTCGGCTTCCCCGAACGCAAATCCCCGAACGTTCGGGGATTTCGTGTTGGCGACCACTGCGGTCGCGGATTCCTGCGCGGCCAGCGCACCAGCCGTCGGACGAGATGCCTTGGCGGTCGCGCTCATGCGACCTCCCCGCCAGGCTTCTTCATGCCCAGCGCAACCGCGATTTCGTGCCCCTTGCCAAAGTTGCCGCGCTGCACGCCCCGAATGACGCGCGATACGAGGATGTACGAAAAACCGTGTTCGTCTGCCCACTGACGGATGGTTTTCCCTTCCGCCCGCAACTTGCGCTTGACTTGCTCACCTGTCATATTGAACCCCATTCTTACGTCATTAGCAGTACAACCGGGATTCATTATAGGAACATTTGGTGCTATGTCAACACCCAACGGTAGTCATGATCGCCTTCGTGAGGAACGTGTACGCCTCGGATACAACCAGACGGAGTTCGCTGCGGTTGCTGGAACCACGCAGCGTTCACAGACCGTGTACGAAACAGGCAAGCGATCGCCGGACCTTGAGTACCTAGCGGCAATCGCCACGATCGGAGCAGATGTTCAGTACATCGCGACCGGCAAGCGAACGGTCGCAAATAGCGTCCCGGTCGACGCGATGGAAAAGGCCATTTCAACCGCTTTCGAAATGATCAAAACGTCGGGCGTTGAAGTCACCTCGGGTCAATTCGTGCAGATGGTGAAAACGCTGTTGCCGCAACCGTCAAGTATCGAGGCACCCATGCCGACGGAACGCGACGCAGCCGCCGGTTCAGGCAACCCATCTATGGGACACGGGAACATGATCGCGAGCGGAAGCGGCATTACGCAGGTCGGTGGGCGTATCTCAATTTCGCGCAGGGGTAAAATGAAGTCCAATTGAAGTGCAAACGTAAGCAGCTGGAGTTACGAGGGAACACCGAAGGATGACCACACCATCAGAAAAAAACGTTGCCGCGCAAACCGCGATGGGCAGCCATATCATTCAGGTCTCGGGCGATCTGTCCGTGACGAACATCGTCATGCAGCAACCTCTTGAACAGATGCCGGCTGTTGTGAAGCTGTCACGCCAAGAACGGGCTCAGTTGGCAGCTTGGGCCGAAGAAGTCGTCGCGGCCGAGCAAGGCAACGTCTCGACAAAGGTCGTACGTGGTGCCCTAAACGCATACTTGGGCGTAAAGAGCGTCGACGAGATGACGCCGGATATGGTTCAGCGCGCGGGTGTATTCCTGAACGGCTGGCGCAATTGCGCATCCGGTCGTGAGCTATCCACTGATGCGATGGTTGCTCAAGTTTTGCGCATATGGACGACCGTTCCTCACGTCAAGACCGCGACCATCGAATTCGCACGTGCGAATTTCAATCGTGAAGTATTGCGAACAATGACAGCGTGGGAACTGCGATCTACTCTTGCCTATGCGATGGTCAAATGGCAGGCCTATTGGGAGGCGCGCAATGCATGAAGTCGAATATCAATCGGAGCAGGCATGTTAAGCAATGTCTTGGAGGGGGCTAGCTGGATAGCGCTAGGAGCGGCAGCACTCTGTGTACTTTGCTCGCTGTATGTTGTGTTCTTCTATTCCACTTACGCGCAGTGGTACGTCGAGCGTAATCGCATCGCGCCGTCCCGTCTTCGTGGATACGCGCAATGCGTTGGTTGGGGAATAGGAATGCTCGTCGTCGCGGTGTTGTGTGCCGTCGGGGCGTCCAAGGTGACGCCGCCACCAGGGAGCGACGTTGATGGGCAGGCTGAAGCGCTTTTGAGCGGTTCGAGCGCATCGTCACGAGACATGTCGGAACCGTCAACTTCGGCCCGTACTGCTGCGCAATCGGCGCAGGATGCCGCCGTGCTCGCGAGACATACAGCCGAGCTCTTGGATCGGTTGGATGCCTTTGTTCTTGCGCGGCCGGAATTGCTCAGTGATTCATTGACCTACTACCGCGGCTTTGACGATCCAATCGTTTCTGAGCTGGATCGTTGGCGCGCATTGGGTACGGAATATTCGGACGCACCGGCACTTTGCAGGGATGCGTTAGTGAGGCTGCAGAGTATCGGCATCGCGATTCACGGCGGAAGCATCGCTCAGAAATACGTGCAGGAAGACAAGGAGAAATACTCGACCTTGAAGCGGCGGTGTAAAGCTGCTATCGCCGGAAAGAATGCTGAAGCCGTGCGAAGAGAGTAGCACTAGACTTTGTTCAAAAATAACGATCTGAGAGGGCCAAAATGCCTGTTGAATGTACTTTCTCGTTGAATCGTCAACGTGCATCCGTGATGTATTGCGCTGGCTTCGGCGCAGTCTCCGCATTCAGCGGTAACGGGCGGTACGTAAATGACCCGAACTCAACAGCTGTTCCCGACGACGGGCCGCTACCGGCCGGCGTCTACTACATCGTGGACCGCGAGAGCGGTGGGCGCATGGGTTGGTTCAACGACTTCCGCGCCGACTTGCTCGCGGGCACGCATCGCGCGGATTGGTTCGCGTTGTATCGCAATGACGGCGTGATCGATGACTGGACATCGATCAACGGCATTCGTCGTGGCCACTTCCGGTTGCATCCTGTCGGATACTGGGGCATCAGCGAAGGCTGCATCACGCTGCCGAACAAGACCCAGTTCGATGCACTTCGCAAGTTCCTGAAGTCGCAGGCTGTCGGCACGATTCCAGGCACCGGGATGAAGTACTACGGCAGGGTGACGGTCCAATGAAAGCACTTGTGCATCTCGCCGCCGCGCTCGCCCTGACGATCCCGGTCTATCTCGGCCTTGCGAATTCCCCGCTGGACGGCTGGTTCCAAAGCGGGGCTGGCTGGCGAGCGTTCGAGCCGCTGTTCAACATGTTCGAAGCGCTTGGGATTCGTGGTGAAGGGGACATCCTGACCAGCATCATGCTCGCCGCCAGCTTCGTGATCGCGTTGGCGCTTGTCTGGATCGGCGCTCGGCTGTTCCATCGCGCGGCGAAAGAGACCCAACACTGATCACCGGTTGGTGAAACGTTTCATAAAGCCTGTTTGATCCCCAATCCGTAACCTGAAACCTCATCAGGTTACGGGTGCCGCCTTCGCGAGTGCACCCTGTTTTTGGAGTGCATATCGTGAAGGTGTCCCGCCTCAAAGCCCCACGTCTTACCGTTTGGCTGGTCGCCAGCATCGTGCTGGCGATCCTTGCCTACGCAACTCGACAGTCCGACCCACTGCTGTCTGTCACGTTCTACAAAGCGCACCTCATGTCGCTCGGCGGCTGGGGCGGCTACTGGCTCGATCGTCTGATCTTCCCGTACGCTCGGCCGCATGAGTTCGTGGAAGGCCATGTCGACGCACATTGCGTCGCCAGCTTCCAGGCTGCATCCATTCGTCGCGCGATCATCGTGGCCGCCAGCCTGATCTGCGTGGGTCTTGCGGCATGATCTTCGAAGCCATTCTGCGGGCGCTGTGCGACGACATCCTGCGTACGTTGCGCGCGCTCGCCATCACGATCGCGTTGGTGCTTGTCGGTGCGTTGGCGCTGACCATCGCCTGCGCCCCCGGTGCGCATGCCCAAGTGCCGGCCGACGCCGCGCGCTACAAGCTGGAACTACGCCGTCAAGCGCAATTGGTCTGGGGGCTCAACGCCCCCATCTCGAGCTTCGCAGCGCAAATCCATCAGGAAAGCCGCTGGCGAGCTGACGCGAACAGCCCTGTTGGCGCACAAGGACTCGCGCAAATCATGCCGTCGACAGCAACGTGGCTCGGCGGTCTCTACGCCGGATTGCGAGACACCGACCCGTTGAATCCGACATGGGCGCTGCGCGCGCTCGTCTCGTACGACAAGTGGCTGTACGACCGAGTGAAAGCGGCCAATCCCTGCGAGCGTATGGCCTTCGCACTCAGCGGTTATAACGGCGGCCTGGGATGGGTTTACAAGCGTAAGAAGCTGTCGAATGAGCCCCTGTATTGCTTCGCTAAGACGTGCGAAATCAATCCGGGCATCACGCCGAGCAATCAGCGCGAGAACGCTGAATACCCGCGTCGCATTCTGCGGCGGCACGAGCCCTTGTACGTCCGTGCTGGATGGGGAATCGGGAGTTGCACGCCATGACGATCACTTTCCACCGCATCGATTCACGATCACGCGCGGCGCTCGTCGTCGGCGTTGCCGTTGTGCTGATCGCGACACACGGCGCGGCGTACTTCATCGGTCGCGCGAACGGCAAGAGCATCTCGGCCCGTGACAGCACTGCCGCGACTCAGCGCGCATACCAAGGCGATATCAAGCGGATCGACAGCGACATCAAGCGCGGCCAGAAAGCTGGCCAAAGGGTCGACGCGAGCGCGCAGCGCGTCGATCGGTACTACCACCAGCTCGAAGAGGATGCCCGCCATGACGCGCCTGCACCTGTTGACGATTGTGTGCTGCCTGATGTCCGCTTGCAGCGCTGGCGTGCCGCCAACGCCGGACCCTTTGCGAGTCCCGCCACCGCCGAATCTGACGCGCGCGCCGATCACGCTGCCGCAACCGGACAGCGGCCGAATGCCCGATCTGGAAGCGAATCACCGTGACGTGGCAAGGCTGTATTACGGCCTCGCCGCCCGGTTTTGTGGCGTGCTCGCGGCGATTGACGCGATGCCGGTCGATTGCGCGCCGTATCTGTTGATGGAAGAGAACGATGAATGAACGTGAGTTCGAGCTGGCGCAGCGAATCGAGCAGATGGAGCGCGAGACGGCAATCGAACTAGCCCGCGCCCGGTGTCAGGGCGCGGGCGCTGAAGAATGTGTCGAGTGCGGCGAACCGATCCCGGCTGCCCGACGCGCATGCGTGCCGTACGCGACGCGCTGCACTGAATGCCAGGGACGATTTGAGCAACGGACAACGGGGTTTCCACGATGAACACGAACGATCTGAACGACAAGGTGCTGCTGGCGCTCGGGAATATTCAAGGCGAGCTGCGCGGCATCCGCGAAATGGTTCAGCACGGCCAGCAGGCAACCAATCAGCGTATTGACGACTTGAAGGGAGCCGTTACCGAGCGCATCGACGGCCTGGAAGATCGCGTCGTGAAGCTCGAAGGCGATCACGGGAGGCTGATGGCGAAGACCGCCGGCCTGGGCGGCGTCGCGGGCGGGGCCATGACGGCGCTGGTCGAAGTGGTGCGCTACTTCGCAACGAAGGGTTGACGCATGGCGCACGACCAGAAGGTCCGAAATCAACTGCGCGCAAAGTACCTGCAAGGCATGCCGCTGACGACGGCGGCCGACGTGTGCAACGTCTCGTACCAAACGGCACGCAACTGGAAGCGAGCCGCGAAAGAAGCAGGCGACGATTGGGATATCGCGCGCGCGGCGCAACGCATGTCGCGCACGAGCATCGACAACATGACCAGCCAAGTGGTCGAGGAAATGTCGGTGCAGTTCCTGGCTACGTTGGAGGAACTGAAGAGCAGCCAGACGCTACAGCCTGTTCAAAAAGCCGACATCCTTGCGCGCCTGTCGGACAGCTTCATCAAAACGGTGAACGCCGCCGGCCGCTCCAATCCGAAGCTCGCCACGCTTTCGATCTGCATGGACGTGCTGCGCGACTTCGCATCGTTCGTCCAGTCGAAGTACCCGAAAGAGCACGCGCGCTTCATCGCGTACCTGGAGGAATTCGGCCAGGAAGTCGCCAAGAAATACGCCTGATCCGACATGGCCAAGAAATCCAACGCCGCCGAACAGTTCCTGAAGGAGCTGATGGCGTTCACCGACGACCAGCGCCGGCTCATCGAAGCCGCATGCGATGGTTTTTCGCCGGACGAAGAAGCTCGTCTCGAACGGCGCATGCGCGTGTTCGGCGGCGACTATCGCTTCTTCTTCCAGACGTACTTTCCGCACTACAGCAACGCGACCGATGCGTCCGTCTTTCATGACTGGTGCTTCGACAATCTGCCGGCGCGTATTGCGGCGGAACAAGGCAAGCTCATCAACCTGTCGGCACCGCGCGGCGAAGCAAAGTCGACGCTCGTGACGCAGGTTTTCACGCTGCTTTGCATCATCCGCCAATCAAAGCACTTCATCCCGATCGTGATGGACAGCGGCGACCAAGCGCAGATGATGCTGGAAGCAATCAAGGTTGAGCTGACCGACAATCCGCGGCTCGCCATGGACTTCCCTGAGCACGTAGGACCGGGCCGTGTCTGGAACGTCGGTGTTGCGCTCACTCGCACCGACATCAAACTCCAAGCGTTCGGCTCGGGCAAGCGAATGCGTGGGATTCGGCACGGCCCGTACCGGCCCGATCTGGTGCTGCTGGACGACATCGAAAACGACGAAAACGTCCAGCAGAAGAACCAGCGCGACAAGCTCGAACGCTGGTTGAAAAAGGTGGTGATGCCGCTCGGACCGCCCGATGGTTCGATGGACATCATCTATCTCAACACGATCTTGCATTACGACGGTGTGGCGAACCGGGTGCATCGCAGTCCGCTATGGGAGTCGCGTAAATTCCGCGCGATTATCGAGTGGCCGAAGCGCATGGACCTGTGGGAGAAGTGGGAGGAGGTTTTCCTGAACGAAGGCGAGCAAGCCGCCAACGATTTCTATGCGCAGCGCAAGGCTGAAATGGACGATGGCGCGGTTGTATCCTGGCCGGCCATGCGTCCGCTGTTGCGCCTGATGAAGATTCGCGCGAACGATCACCATGCATTCGATTGCGAGTATCAGAACGATCCCACGAACAGCGAGAACGCGCCGTTCCAAAAGCTGGTGTACTGGGTGCATCCGTCTGATGCATGGATCTACTTCGGCGCACACGACCCTTCGATGGGCAAGCACAACAAGGGCCGCGATCCGTGTGCGTGCTTGGTCGGTGGCCTGAATCGAAAGACCGGTGTGCTGGATGTGGTTGAAGCGAAGATTGCCCGCATGGTGCCGAACCTCCAGATCGAGACGATTATCGCGTTCCAGGAGGAATACGGCTGCTTGGTGTGGGGAATCGAGATCATCCAATTCCAGGAGTTTTTCAAGGATGTCCTGGTCGAGCGCTCGCGCGAGAAAGGGGTTCCTGTTCCTGCACGAGGCATCCGGTCGAGCGACGATAAAGAGCTTCGGATTATGTCGCTGCAACCGCACTGCGCAAACGGCACGGTGCGCCTGCACAAGAGCCAAACAGTGCTCATCGAGCAGTTGACCCACTATCCGGAAGCCGACCACGACGACGGGCCGGATGCGCTGCAAATGCTCTACATGCTCGCGTATTCGGGACTCGGTTCGGTCATTCCCAAGATCAAAACAGGCAAACGAAAGGTGCTGCCTTATGGCGCTTGATATCAAACGGTTCGTACGGTCAGTGCGCGGCGTGCTGGGCAAGCAAGCCGCAGCGGCCGACACCGACCCTCACTTCTTCGGCAGGCTGCACATACTGCCGAATCCCGACCCGGTGTTACGTGCAATGGGCGTCGCGGAAACGGTGTATTCGTCCATCATGGCCGATGCGCACGTGATCGGCGAGGTTCGGTCGATTCGCGGCGAGTTTCGTGGAATGGACTATCGAGTGGTGACGTGGGCCGAGGAAGACACGAAAGCGCAGTTGGCGCGCGATCTATGCGAACAGTGGATGCAACGCTTCCGTCCGAATCCGACGGCGGATTGGCTCGAAGTCATGTGGCAAATGCTAACGGCGATCTTCACCGGCTATCGCGTCCATGAGCTGGTATGGGACGCATGGAACGGATACCTGGTGCCGGTGAGCGTCATCGATCGTTCAAACCGCCGGTTCGGCTTCGATGTCGATGCGCAACTGATGCTGAAGACGCGCGCCGAGCCGATGGGTGCCGTGATCGAGGAGCCGTATCGGTTCATCGTCTCGCGGCACATGGCCACGATGTCGAATCCGTACGGCTCGGCGCTTCTGTCCGGCTGTTTCTGGCCGTGGACGTTCAAAACCGGTGGCTGGAAGTACTTTGTGAAATTCTGCGAACGTCACGGTTTGCCGTGGCCGGTCGCGCGTTACGGACTCGGCGCATCGGAAGCCGAACAGGAACAACTAGCGCGCGCGATCGAAGCGATGATCGACAGTGGTTACGCGGTTGTGCCGGAGGGCTCCAGCGTCGAGTTGCTGGTCGCGAATACGTCGGGCTCCATGCTGCCGCAAGAATCGCTCATCAATGCGGCCAATCGCGAGATGTCGAAGTGCCTCACCGGTCAAGCGATGATCGCCGAGTTGCAAAACGTCGGCGCGCGTGCCGCGACGGAAACGGCGATGAAGCGCCAGAGCGACATCAACGATTCCGATCGCGATATCGCGTCGGCGTCGATGTCGCAGATTTTCCGGTGGATTACAACCTTCAATTTCGGCGAAGACGTGCCATCGCCCGAACTCGAATTCTTCCAGATCAATGCGGCCGGCAAGGATCGCGCGGAAACGTATCAGATCGCAGCCAACATGGGCGCGCGGCCGTCACGCAAGGCGATGCTGGAGGAACTAAACATTCCGCAGGCGGCCGACGACGCCGATGCGTTGCTGCCAGCCACGTCGCAGCCCACGACAGCGGAATTCGCAGCTGCTGACGACACCGTACTGATCGAGTCGGCGCGCGCCGAAGACTCGCGCGTGCGATCTGCTGCGGACGCTGCTGATGCAGCACTGGAAGCGTCCGTCATTGAACCTATCGCGCGGATGCTCGAACAGGCCGAGCGTGACGGCCGCTCGCTGGTCGACGTTCAAGCCGAGCTGACGAAGTTGGTTGGCGAAATCGACAACACCGAACTGATCGGCATCATGCGACGCGCACTCAACTGGTCATTCACGCAGGGTTACGTCGACCAGGAAATGAACAACGGCCGATGAAGACCGTTCAAACACGATTTAAAGCGCATTCAAAGGAGCCCCAAATGCAGACTCTCACGGCCGAACAACAGGCTTTGCATGACCAGATCGTGGCTCTATCGGCCGCGTTGCGAGCCCCGATCAACTCGCCGTTGCAACTCGCGGCGCACGTCATGGCGGCCGGCGCGAGCGCGCAGCATGCCGTCGATACAGGCATGTCGATTCCCGACGACGTGCTGCTCGCGCTGGACGACGATCTGCGGCGGCTCGCACTGTCGGGCATCATGCTGGTGCTTATCAGCGCACTGCAAAGCGAAGGCGCGTAAATGGCTGTTCAACCGTTCGGCGTGAAGGCCGAAAACGCGATCGCGAACCTGCGCGGCAAGGTGCCGGTGGAAACCGAGCGCTGGAATGACATGCTGGGGCCGATGCACGCTACGTCGTTCACCGTAGCCGGCGCGCCGCTCGACGTGGTGAAGGATATTCACGCCGCGTTGGTGCGTGCGCAGGAATCCGGCACCACGCTGACGCAGTTCCGGAAGGACTTCGACGCGATCGTGGAACGCTCGGGTTGGTCGTATCGTGGGAAACGGGGCTGGCGCACTGAGTTGATCTATCGAGCGAACATGCATTCGGCTTACATGGCCGGCCGCTGGCAGCAGATCGTCGCCAACGCCGATCGTCGCCCGTATCTGGAATACCGTGCTGTGCTCGACAACCGCACTCGGCCGCAGCATCGCGCCTGGAATGGCACGCTGCTACCCGTGACGGCTGGATTCTGGCGGACTCACTATCCTCCGTGTGGTTGGGGTTGCCGATGCACGACGCGCTCGTATTCCGAAGCCGAGATGAACGCAGCCGGAAAGCAACTGTCGGACGAACCGAACGTACGCTATCGCCTGGTGACGAACATGGACGGCGAAGTGACCGACCGTGTGCCGGTCGGCATTGATCCCGGCTGGGACCACAACGTCGGCCAGTCATGGCTCGGCCCGGACATGGCGCTAGGCCAGAAGCTGGCCAGCTTACCGGTCGACATGCAGAACAACGCCATCATGAATTCGGTGGGCCTGGAATATCGCGAGTCAATGGCGCAGCGCTGGCGCGACTGGCTCGACAAGCCGGTGACGCCGTTGCAACCAGTCGCCCCCGCCGTCGCCGGATTCATGGAGGCGGAATTGCCGGCGATCATTGCCCAGGAGTTTCCGACGTATGCAACGGAATCCCTAGGTCCTGTTCACATTCTCACCAGCGGCCCAAAGGCGCAGGCAAGCACCGCGAAGGCGAGATAG